CGTGGGCGGACATCCTGAACCGAGCTGGTCTCGGCATGGAGGTCATGCACGAACGCAACGCCCACAACTTCCCGCTGGACTTGGCAGCAGCTGACAGCACGCCTGTCGCTCTGACTGCACCAGCAATCGGCTAATTATTTCGTACGTTCATCCTTCGGGACGCATGTTGCCTAAGCATGGAACGGGGCTTAGGTTTATTCCTGTACGAACTATGTCTGATCTCGAAAAGCGCTTCATCATCAAAGAGTATAACAAAATGCTCCGTCAAGAAAAAGAAGTCGCACTGTGCTACCGTGGCACAGCTTACAAAAAAACTGTTCTTAACTAACATGGCGCATCAAACTTCACTCGCAAAAGCTACACCTGTCCCTTACTCACCTTCTAAAAATGAAGGAGTATTTAAACGGTGTGGCAAATGTGGTGATAAGAAAGCACAATGCCGTAAACAAAAGAAGTGCCTTAAAGGTCTTCTGTAATAGCTTGGGAGGCACCTCAGAGTCGGACCTCCCTTGCATTGGTTGGAGCCGGTACGCCGATACCTCTAACCGTCATGACGGTGGGATAGACCACAACATTTTGCAACAAAAATTTCCAAACGTTTGGGAGCAAGGCTACATTAACTTACTCCTTATAAATGGCACATCAATCTTCTACCCTGACCACGAGTCTGACTCGTCCTGGTCAGGCTAACTCTGCGGGTGACGCCCGTGCTCTCTATCTGAAGCTGTTCAGTGGAGAAATGTTCAAAGGTTTCGAGTACAATGCTATCGCTCGTGACCTGGTGACCAAGCGTACGCTTACCAACGGTAAGTCTATGCAGTTCATCTATACCGGTCGTACCACGGCTGAGTATCATACCCCTGGCAACGCAATCCTCGGTAACACCGACGGTGCGCCGCCGGTGGCCGAGAAGACCGTCACCGTTGACGACCTGCTGATCTCCAGCGCCTTCGTTTACGACCTTGACGAGACTCTTGCACACTACGATCTGCGTTCTGAGATCTCCCGTAAGATCGGCTATGCTCTCGCTGAGAAGTATGACCGCCTGATCTTCCGTGCTGTGACTCGTGGCGCACGTGCTGCATCTCCTATCACCAAGACCAACTTTGTTGAGCCCGGTGGTACCCAGGTGCGTGTTGGTACTACCACCAACGCTTCTGACGCTTATTCTGCCACTGCACTGGTGTCCGCGTTCTATGACGCCGCTGCTGCAATGGACGAAAAGGGTGTATCTCAGGAAGGCCGCGTCGGCATCCTGAACCCTCGTCAGTACTATGCACTGATCCAAGAGGTCGGGAACAACGGATTGATCAACCGTGACGAGCAAGGCACTGCACGTCAGAAAGGTCAAGGTATCGTCGAAATCGCCGGTATCAAGATCTTCAAGTCCATGAACATTCCGTTCTTCAGCCAATACGGTACCAAGTTTGGTACTGGCTCTGCCACGAACCCTGGTACTACCGATCCTGGTAACACCGGTTCTTTCGTGTCTCCTGCTGTTGAGGATGCTGCTGCTGATGTCACCGGTATCAACAACGAGTACGGTGAAGAAACCGAATTCGCAAACTCCTGCGGTCTTATCTTCCAGCGTGAAGCTGCTGCTTGCGTGGAAGCCATCGGTCCTCAGGTCCAAGTCACCAGCGGTGACGTCTCCGTGATCTATCAGGGTGACGTGATTCTGGGTCGTCTCGCCATGGGCGCTGACTACCTGAACCCTGCTGCTTGTGTGGAACTGTTTGCCGGTACCGCTACCAAGCCTTCTGCTTTCTGATCTTTATTTGATCTTATACAAGGGTTCCTTCGGGAGCCCTTTTTTTTAATTATTACTACTATGCCTGTCACCTATGCTGCGTCCACCGAACTGGATGCTGTCAATCAAATCCTAAGCTCCGTGGGACAGGCTCCTGTCACCACGCTTGACCTTCAGAACCCTGAAGTTGCTATCGTGCTTACCACCCTGCGAGAAGTTAACAAGCAGGTTCAAAGTGAAGGTTGGATGTTCAACCAGGAGCGAGAATACACGCTCAAGCCAGATTCTACAACTAAAGAGATTCTGTATCCTACCAACGCATTGCAAGTCGATACAAACGAACAAGAACATCGTGATGACTTTGATGTAGTACGCCGTGGAAAAAAACTCTACGACCGACTCCACCACACATATGAATTCACAAAAGACTTGAAGGTAGACATTACCTGGTTGTATGAATTCGATGATGTACCGCCTCCAATTCAGAACTACATCACAGCACGAGCTGCACGTATGTCTGCAATCAAAACAGTTGGTGAGGCACAACTTACCCAACTACTGCAAGAACAAGAAATCATGACCCGTGCCACAGCAGTTGAATACGACTGTAACCAAGGTGAGTACACTATCTTTGGTTGGCGTGATGGTGAAAACTACTACAACAATTATCAACCATATAACGCACTTGCACGATGAGTACTATTTCCCAAAGGATTCCTAACTTGCTTTTGGGTGTATCCCAACAGCCCGATAAACTTAAGTTTCCGGGTCAAGTTAGAGAAGCTTCTAACGTCTTTCCTGATTATGCGCTCGGACTGCTCAAGCGACCAGGTGGTAAATTTGAAAACCTCGTGCTGTGGACATGGGTACCACTGCTGCTACTGGACAGCCTAGTGGTTGCAACATCACTAATCTTAAGTCTGATCTAGATACATACAACACAGCTCAATCTACTACAGATACAGAGCTGTCTGATCTACACACAGCACAGTCTACTTTTCAAAAAGCTAACGACGGTCAAACTGCTACTAAGGTAAACCTGTTTGATGTAGATGTCGTTTATAAAAACGGTTACTACGAAGAAACTTTAAAGTCTGGTGTACTGGAACGTATTGATAATGGTCAACGGATTATCAAAGACAACGGTACTAACGCTGGGTCTATTGCTAAAGGCGTTGCAATGCCTACTGGCTATGCTTTAGGCAATGAACGTACAGATGACTATCCGTGGTTTAAGCGTGATGGTTATCGTGTGTATGAAGTGGAAAAAGATGTAGCTGCTACACATACCTCTGGTCAGCTGACTACAGCTACAACCAACATGGGTACAGCACAAACTGCTTACAACACAGCTTTGACTACAGAGTCTACTGAAAAAAGTGACTACAATAGTGAGGTCACCGCTTGTGCAATCGGTGCCTCTAACATTCCTTCTACTGCATACTTAAAGGATGCTAATCCTGAGGATATTGAAATTCTAACGATTAACGACTTTACGTTTGTCTTAAATAAAAATAAGACAACAGCTATGAAGACTACTACGTCTGCTGCTCAACCAAATGAAGCATTTGTAGTCATCCGCACTGTTGCATATAATGCTGATTATAAGGTTACTATTAACAGCACTGTAAATACACATAGTACTCCAGATACTGTTGCAGGAGCTACGACTGATGCTAGCACTATTGCTGCTGCATTAACGAGTTCTATCAACAGTATGTCCGGTATTACTGCAACGCAAGTTGGTCCTGGTATTTACATTAGTGGAACCAGTGCATTTACAATTACTACAGCTGGATCGTCTTCAGAAGAAGGTTTGTTTGCTTTTCAAGAACAAATTAACTTAGCATCACGTCTTCCTAACCAGTGTGAAAATGGTTATATCGTTAGGGTTACTAACAGTGACGACGTAAATGCTGATGATGTTTACGTAGAATTTAAAACTAGCAATAACGCTTCACGAGGTCCTGGTGTTTGGGAAGAGACTATTGGTCCTGGTCTTAAATTTGAGATTGATGAGACAACCATGCCACACCAGCTTGTACGTCAGGCTAATGGTGTTTTCAAGTATGAGCCTGTTGACTATACTAACCGTTTAGTAGGTGATGACACTACTAACCCTATTCCTAGTTTTATTGGTAAGAAGATTAACAACATGTTCTTCTACCGTAACCGGCTTGGGTTTTTATCAAACGAAGCTGTGATCATGAGCCGTGCTGGTGATTACTTTAACTTTTTTGCTAATAGCTCTCAAGTGGTTGCTGCTGATGACCCTATCGACCTGCAAGCTACTTCTGTACGTCCTGTTTCGTTGAACTATACGTTGTCTAGTAGTGTAGGTTTGTTGGTGTTTGGTCCTAATGAACAATTCTTGCTCTCTACAGATGCTGATGTTCTAAGCCCTACGACTACTAAAATCAATACAATCAGTACGTTTGAATGTGACTCTTCTGTAGATGCTGTGGCTGTTGGTACAGCTCAAGCATTTATTAGTAAATCTAATCTATACAGCAAGCTGTTTGTTATGCTTAACATTCAGAAAGAAGCTGCTGCATCGATTGATGAGGCTACACAAAACGTACCTGAATACGTACCTAGTGATATAGACACAATGGTGTCCTCACCAGCTATGTCAATTATTTCACTTGGCAAGTCTGGTAGTGATACTGTTTATCAGCACAGGTTCTTTATTCAAGGTGACAACCGAGTCCAGACCTGGTACAAATGGAAACTTACTGGAGACCTGCGGTTGCAGTTCTTTGATAAAACTACGTACTATGCTGTGACCAGTTCTGGTAGTAACGTATATCTGACCTCGTATGACTTAACACAGGCTAGTGAATCAGGATACCTAACGCTACCTACAGGTGAAAAAACAGACGTGTGTCTGGATATGTTTAACATCAATCCATACAGATCTTACTCGTCTTCAACAAAAAAGACTACAGTAACACTGCCTTTTGATCACATCACTGGTAAAAAACTAGCAGTCGTAGCCATCGGTACTTACATTGGTGACGCCATTTCTGCAACCAGTGAAGCCGAGGGTTCTGTTTTTTACTTTGAAGATGCTGATATATCTAGCAACCAAGTAACACTAGACGGTGACTACCGTGGACGTGATTTGGTTATTGGATACGTATATGATATGCAAGTAGAGTTGCCTACCCTGTACGCTACAGAAACACAAGGTCAGCGTTCTATTGCTGACAACACTGCTGATCTAATCCTGCACCGTATTAAGGTGTCTACTGGACTTAGCGGTCCTGTTACCTACAAGGTTGACATTACTGGTAGGGATAGCTGGAGCAACGTTGTTAACGTTACACTTCCAAACACCTATGTGTTGAACAACGTTAACTTGTCTGCATCTGCTACGCATGACGTACCTATCTACCAGCGTAACGAAAACCTGACTATCAAAATTATTGGAGACACTCCTTTCCCAATCAGCTTGCTGAACATCGTATGGGAAGGTAACTACAACCGTCGATTCTACCGCCGATCATGACTTACAGACCACACCGCCGTACACTGACATCTACCATTAGAGTAGGTAAACACCTATGTAAAGTGTTTATCAAACCATGGGACAAGATGCCTAGCGGTGCAGTGGTGTGGAAGGTAGGTTTTGGTGTAGGTAAATCTAGACGACAAATAAACGACTGGTATCACGTAAAACAAAATCGACGCCGAAGATCTTTACACAAACACATGACCGGTACTGAGGGCTTCAAGACAATCCCACGTGGGTTCAATGAAGTCCTTAGATTACGTTGGTTGATACCAGCAGGAGATACGATCTTTATAGATTGTACAAGTGCTGACCCTGAAAAACAATGGAAAACGTTTTCACGTTGGCGACGATGGCATCCTGACTGGTTTGTCAACGAACATCTAAAGGAATTTTATTGGACTAGACCCTAATGGCAATCGGAGCTGCACTTGGTATTGCATCCGGCGTGATGTCTATGTTTGGCGGACGTAAAGATAACTCCGCAGCAATCGGCGCTCAAGCATACCAAAACACACTATCTCGTCGGAAGACAGAGATAATGAATGACTACCGTGCTCGTGCATACGAACGTACGGTACAACAAGTCTACAAACAATTTGACGAAAACTATGCTGCTGCTAATGCTTCGTTCCAGACAGAACAAGCTAAGTTTGCAGAACAAATGATGTCGTTTGCCTTTCAAAAGGAAGGTTTGCTGCGTCAACTAGATGAAGCTGAAGGCTATGCTGCTGCAACTGAATCCTACGGGAGAAGCGCAGACAGAGCCCGAGCTATTAAAACCCTTGGCGACTACGGTCGTAACAACGCTAAGTTTGTCGAAAGTATTGCAAGTGCTCAACGTCAATACGGTCGTAACATCGGCGGTATTTCTGGATCACTAGCACAGGCTAACCTTGCTACGTCTCAACCTATTATTGGTGGTGCACCTATTGCTGAAATGGCAGCACGTGGATACAATGCACCGATCAGCCGTGGTGGCGGTTTCTTTAACACTGCTATGAAGATCATGGGTGGTGTCTCGACTGGTTTGAGTATGTACAAGCAAGCAGACATGGCGTTTAACCCTAAATCTAAATTCTTACCGTCAAAGTAAGAAAGCCACAACCAGTTCCTCCAAGGCTGCTTAGTGGCTCATTCTTACCTTCTAATACTATTGGATAATCCTACGGGATAACTATGAAACTACCAGAACTTTCTGAGGTTCAGTTTCAGGCATCTGCTCAATCGCAAGCGTTTGATCCACTCAAGCTCCCTGATCCTAACCCGCAACTTCAACAGAACCTATCTATTATTCAACAAAGCTTTGCCAACCTAGCGCAAAGCGGTAAGGCTAACGCTCAAGCAGACTACGGTATGCAAGACCGTTCGTTCTTAGAACAGTTTGCTGAGCTGGTTCCTAAAGCTGTTAGCACTGCTATTGAGCTGCAGAAAACAGACGTTGCTATCCAACAGGCACGTGCCGATGACCGGTACTTCCAAATGCGTCGTGACGGGTTAATCGGTGAAAACGGTGAACTACTTGCTCTCGAACAAATACAAAAAAAGAAAGAGGGTGTTGTAGATGCTGCAAACGCAGAGGTAGCAAAAACAGGAAATTACGATGCTGTACGTGGTTTCTTAAACATCACTAATCATGGAGAAATTAGACTACGCAGACGCCTTGCTGGTCACATGTTTACAAACGTGTATCCTGACTGGATGAAGACACAGCTTGAAACAAACGACTCTACAGTAATGGTAGAGAACGAGGAAAATCAGCTAGTAGAAGTAGCTATTAACCAAAAAAACCTGCCAGACTATCAATTTAAACAAGTTATGTCTCATTTGCGTACTGCATTTATGGGGCACGAGTATCTAGCTGATACAAATAACGACTTGATTCAAAGAGAAATGGAGCCAGCTTTCAAAACTGACGCTGCCATTGTTCGAGCATATTCACGTAACACCAGAGCTAACGATGGTACTACCAGGTTTAACGCTGGTTACACAAATATGTTTGACGAATTTAAAAATGGTAACCTAAAAGCTCTTGGTGATTTCCAAGTCAAAGCTGCTAGCATGTACGATAAAAAAGGTGTAAACCTTATCAACACTCCTACTGAGTTTTTTACTAGACTAATTAGCGACATCGGTACTGCTGCAGAAAACGGTGCTGAGTTTCCGATTGGCGAGTTTATTATGACAGCTGAGTTTGAAGATGGTCAGACTTTTATGCAACGTGCTCCGCGTCAAGCCGCCCTGTTGATGCGTACGTATAGTGACAAGCGTCGTACATATCTAGCTAACAAACTAAAGGCAGATACACAAGACCTTAAGTTTGCCATTACTGAGTATTATCAAAAAAATGTAACTGAAGCAGAAGAGCCACCTCCTGTTTCTGACTTTGTTGCTTTTAAGACAACTGTCAGGCAGCGTGCCGCACAACTAGGCATCGATGCTGGTGACATGTTAAAGGTTATTGACCAACAAATTCGTATTGGATCTTATGGTGCTGACGAGCTAAATCAATTACGTGAGCAAGCAGAGATTGCTTTGGCTACTGGTACCGCTAGTACAACCGCAGATTATTATAACCACAGGGTCGTCGGACCTGAGTACCGGAAAAAGGTAGATGAACAAGTAACACGTAAAGAAACACCTGAGTACAAAATTAACCTAAAACAGATTACTGACACTATTGGTGGAGCTACAAAAGGTACAATGGTCGATCCTAGAGGTGACCTGAAAGGTAATGCTATACAAGTCGGTGCACATTACCAACGTATTTATGACGCCAAATATGCTGAGCTAATGGCTAAAAACGGTCAATTAGATCCTAAAGACCAGTTAACTGCAAGTGCTATTGCTGAGCAAGCAAGAGACGTAGCTCTGTCACAGTGGCAGACTGATAGCGTAGACAGCAAACATCAGTACTACGTTAACCCTAAGAACGGTAACTTTGATAACTTCCCAGTACCTGCTGTAGACCAAGCTGAGGTTACACAAAACAATAACGTACGTACCATTACGTCTGGAGCTAAAACCCAGAAAGGTGTGTTGACTCAAATTGCAGCACAACCACAGTTGTCTATGACACGTGAAGCTGTATCAGATGCTGTCGCAAACTTTTCAGCAACTGGTCAAATTGATCCTGTACTTACTAGCTTACAAACAAAAATAAACCAAGCTGTAGGTAAACGTGTAATCCAAAACCCTATGCAAATTGCTATTGCTGCAGCTCAAGGCTACGGTGATTTACAACCAGGTGAGGTGCCGCAAGCTCCTGCGTTCTTGCAACGTGCTGCTACTACTTCACAAAAACGTCAGATGATGGCCGACCTAGTTGGCTTGAAAGGTAGAGGGCTTTACACCCAACCTGCTAAGTACGGTCCTACACCGGAAATGCCTGTTCGTTCAGCGTTCCAAGCTGTTGTACAGCCTACTACACCAAACCGTCCTAGCACTCAGGTAGTTAAAAACCCAATTAGTACACTGGTTACTGAGGGAGAGGGTCAGTATGATTCTATGTTCCCAGGAGAAAACTACCCAGAAATGCTTGACATGGAGATCCGTACTGAGCTTGTAGAGTTTCAAAAACAAAAACTAGCTGACGGACGAGCTTCTGGGGCAGTCGGTACACATCAGTTACTTTACCCAGAAAGAGCAGCAGATTTGGCAGGGCTTCCAGCTGACGCCAAATTTACACCTGAAAACCAAGAGAAAATGTTTATGGCAACTTTGCTAAATAAACCCGGCAGAGAAGCTATTGCTGATTTCTTGCAAGGCAGGAGTGCTGATATAGAAACCGCTATCGATCAAATGTCAATGGAATTTGCTTCTATTGAATATCGTAATGGTGAAAGCTACTACAAAGATGGTGTAAACAAAGCCAAAATTACTAGAGAAAGAGTTAGAGAAGCACTGATTGCTACTCGTGATCTTATGAGAGGTAATCAATGAACTACGATCCCTTAACTGAAATTACAATGCCAGACCTTACTGAGGCTTTGGCAAAACCAGAAGAAACAGAAGAAACAGATGTTGCGCCGATTGATTCTGAAGAAGTTGAAAATCAAGAGGTAGAGCTGGACGTTGGTGCTATTTCTGAAAAACTGTCGGAACTGTACCCAGAAATTGAGGTAGCAGAACCTGAAGTAGCACAAGTAACAGAAGCAAAACCTGCTGGTAAAACAGAACAGGAGTTGCTTGCTGAAGAGATGTACATGAAAGACCCGCTTTCTAAAAGTGGGTTAAATGAATCTAGAGGTTTTTTAGATACTACCGCCGACATCCTTTCGGCACCAGGTGCGGGTCTTAACGATTATTTCAACGACGAATTTAATAAGATCCCTGGTGTTAATTTTCGTAGAGCACCTAAGTACGAGAACGAGGTTGCACAAAGCATCCGTGAGCTAAGCTCTTTTATTCTTCCGTTCTTGATGTTGCGTGGGGCAGGTAAACAAGCTGTAGGAACTCTTGCCGCATCAAAACCTGCTACCGCTATCTCTACTCGGTTTCCTAAAACCTCACGTGCTGGCAGTTGGATGGCAGAACTAGGCATTGACACAAGTGTTGGTGCCTACGTTGATGCTACTAACAAGCTCAACTCTGTTGACGACAACCTTGCTGGCTGGCTTAAAAAGTCTTGGCCGATGACCTATCGTTGGATTCCTAGCGACTGGGCTACGCTTGACGGTGAATCACCTGACGTGTGGGCTGCAAAGAACCGCAACGAAGGCGTTATGCTGGGCTTTACCGCTAGCTGGTTAGAGGCAAGTATCAAGCTTCTACGTGCTATTCGTGGTACACGTAGCGTAACTGACTACGTATTTAAGGATGAATCTGCAGCCAAAGCATTTGCACGGGCTGAAGAGGATGTCGATCCTCAAGCGTTCATGGATAACATGGAAGCTGCTGTTGCTAAAACAGAAGAATCTTTGAATGAGATCGGTGATCTTGCACTGTCTAAGAACCCTGCTCCAGAAGAAGCCACAAAAGGCGTACACGACGTTTTCCATCCTGATGAGGTTGGCACACGTACCGTGGACGACATGGGCGTTGTAGGGGCTGGTGTGGACGCCGTACGTATCAACAACAACCAAGGCACTGTATTTGGCAGACTGCGTAGCCTGGTTTCTGAAGCTGCACTTAAATATGGACTAGAAGCAGATCAACTGCCTAAGCGGTCTATTGTTGAGGCAGTTAAAGAACAGATTCGCAAAGCTGGTGAGTATGATGCTTTCCTACCTGACGGAGCTAAGATTGGATTTAGAGAGATTGACGAGGCTGGCACACGTCTAGCTGAGCTGCTCTCCGATCCACAGGCTGACCCTGGTTGGCTCAAGCTTATGCTTGATGAGTTCAAAGAAGAATACACACGGCTTGGTCAAAAGACTGCTGTTTTGACTGACGAAGGCGTTAACGCTGGCATGAAAGCGATCAAGAAATATCTTGACGATTATGTCAATATGGATGCTGAAAAAGCACAAGCATATTTGACAACTTCTTTGGCTGGTCAGGTTTCTGACATTGCTGAACAGGCACGTAATATGGATGGTACGCTTGCAGTCAAACAAGCACAAGAGCGTATCTTTGACCGACTGGGCTATCTCCTTATGGAGACTGGTTTGGCTAAATCCATGCGTGGTCAAAAGCTAAACTTTCTTAACACTTGGAAACGTAACCCTAACAGCGTCGAAGCTATTGCAGATGCAGCCCGTGAAGCTGCTAAGACCGCTGACGACCTGGCTGCTGAACAGGCAGCAGAAGCACAACGGTTTGTAAATACACTTAAGGCTGTTGCAGAAGAACGTCCTGAGTTCTTTGATCCTCTTAGGCTTGCCTATGAGTTTTCTGATGGTGACATTAACACCATGGGTAAACTTAACCTGTACATCAAAGAAAGTCTGCCTGCTATTCAAAAAGCAGTGTACGACAAACATCCTGACATTCCTAACGCTATTGTTCAGGGTTTGTACTCTAACTACTACAACTCTATTCTTACGTCAGCTAGCACGCCGTTGAAGGCGTTGTTTGGTAACGTTGGCGGTATGATTGCTAAACCAGTTGCTCACCTTGGTGGTGCAATTCTTAGCGGTGATTTGCGTCAAGTTAAACGTGGCTTTGCTGCCTACGCTGGTGTCCTTGATTCCTTTATTAAAGGCACTAAACACATGGGTAAAGTGTTTACCATGGCGTCTAAGGATCCGAACAGCGTAAGCTATATGGTCCGTGACGACCTGGCAATACGCAACGAAGAGTCTATGGATCTTCTCCGTGCTTTCGCTGATGCAGCATCTAAACGCGGTGAAGATGGTCCAGCAGCTTTGCTAGAGATTGCAGAAACTTTAGATGCTGTAGGTAAGAACCCTATCCTTAGATTTGGTGCTAACGCCATGTCAGGGTTTGACGGATTTACCCGTGCTGTTATGGCTAACGGTCGAGCCCGTATGCTGGCTTACGACGACTTTATCGACGAAG